TTCTAACAGATACTATGTGTGTTAAAACTTTAGAAAGTAACAAGTATCTAGATTTAAGTTTAGACAAAAATTGGATCCATGTAAAAGATACAACTTACAAATTTATTGGAGAAGATACAACCAATGTATTGGAAAAATGATTGGCTCAGTTATCATTATGACCGTCTAGGAGTTGCAAAAACTAGAACAACAGATGCGAGCGAATGGTGGAAACTACGTATTAAGAAAACTATTTCTAGGCCAGTTAAGTCTTATCACGAAGAGTTATTACTTAATGCACACGCAGTTAAGGATGCATTTAATGAGCCGCTTGACTTACTATTGTCGGGCGGCTTAGATAGTGAACTAGTACTTCGTAGTTACGTAGAAGCAAAAATTCCTATAAACGTTTTCATTGCAAAATACAACGATGATATTAATGCAGTTGATTTTCACGAAGCACTTAAAACTTGTCAAATTTACAATGTCACTCCTACTATTATAGATTGCAATTTAAAAACGTTTTTAGAAAATGATGCACACGACATGTGGAATCGAGGATACTTTGCCTCTGCTGGTTATATGGTTATGCCCAAGATTATAGAAAGTCTTGATAACATACCGATAATATGCGATGGTATTAATGCAGATAATTTTAGACAGGTTAGTAAGACACAATTTAATATAGTTATATATGAAAAGCACTTTTCTACAGCAGTCCACGGCAACACAATTAATAGACCTCTTATTTCTAGTTGGTATGATTATTCTCCAGAGCTAACGGCAGCATTCTTAGATCTAAATTTACACAAATGGAAAAAACATAAATTAATAACTCCACCTTTTAATAACGCTAGGCTTCATAAACTAAAATATCTTAATAGTAATAAACTCTTTGGAACAAGGATACGCAAAAAACAATCAGGATGGGGATCAGGATTGCCTGATAAATCTTTAGTTTCGTATATGGAAGAATTTAATAAACGCAATACGAGTAATACTGTTGACGGAATAGAAGTAGAATTTCCTTATAATACTTTTAGAAGTATGTTATGAGTGTAATAAAACGCCCTCCAGGAGATCAATTTACTTTTAGAGCATTTGTTAGTTTAAGTGCAAAAATACAGATTCCACATGACAAAATTTATATTTGGGCATCTTCTCTCAGTCTATATTACGAACATAAAGAGTTGAACGAAAGTGGTAAATGGGAATGTTATACATCGTCTAATTATAGAAAGCAACTAGTTGACAATATAAAATCAGATTTAGTTGTTATTGGATTAAAAGATCATTTGACTTCTATTAACTTTACTAACAACGACACTGTACCTGACATAGCTGAATATCTTATTAATCTATTTAATGAATATAGTGATAAAACATTTATTCTACTAACATCAGTAGAAGGACTTGACGCTTATATTAAAAACCCTAATGTTAGTATAATTCCATGGGGAGGAGATATAACAAATCATCAAAGAGAATATCAAACATTAGATCCTATACTAGATAAAAATTTAGATAGTAATTACTGTTATTTAAGTTTAAACAGACAGCCTAGAAATCATAGGGCAATGTTAGTGTCTTTACTTTACGAACTTGATATACAGTATACTGGGTTAATATCTTGCATGTTTAAAGAATCAATAACTAAAATAGTTAAAAATATTGACTGGGACGTATCTGAATATTATGAAGAAGGTAGTATAAAAGTACAAACCCAAGGAACTAACATTAATGATGATTTCAAAATCTACAAGACGCATAACAATAACCCAGAAAATTTTAAAAACTGTTTAGCTGAATATTACAAACAAACATTTGTTGAAATTGTAAGTGAAACTAGTTTCACAGAAGAGTGCTTTAATCTTACTGAAAAAACATTAAACAGCATTTACGGTGCATGTTTTCCAATATTAATATGTAGCAAACACAGTGTAAAGTTCTTGAGAGAAATGGGATTAGATATGTTTGATGATGTAGTCGATCATAGTTACGATAATATAAGCGACCCTGCTGAACGATTAGAAGCTGCAATCATAGACAACATTACATTATTAACTGATACTGCCTATACCAAAGACCTTTGGGTTAAAAACAAACATCGTTTTGAAAAAAACATTGACTTTTGCAAAGAAAGAATGTATAATTATTATAGCTCGAGGTCTAAAGCCATGATGGATAAGATAATACATGAATTATAACACTGATAGTTCTTTTTTTACAGTTATATTACCAATACGTACTCCACTAAAATATTGGGACATATACAAATGGGCTGAAAAAGATACTAATGCAATATTTAGATTCATCCGCGATTTTGAAATTGAGGAAGACAGATTAACACTTAAAGACGTTAATGAAATGTATCCTGGAGTTAAAGTTGTTGGTGCTGTAACAAATCCATGGGCTAGAGCACTTTGGGCATATAATATGACAATAGACCCTCCGGAAGGATATCCAGGAGTTGCTGAAGTTTCGAAGCATTTTAAAAATATAGACTTTAGCTCGTTTGACGCATATTTAAATAGTATAGAACAGTGTGAGATGATTGATGCTAAGACGCATCCTACTACTCAGCAATCAACATGGCTTAGTTACGATAATAATCAAGCTGACTATATACTTCGGGTAGAGAATTTAAATGAAGACTTTAAATTATTGCAACATTATTTTGAATCTGACATATCGTTAGATGTAGACGATTTTGTAATTGATTATAAACAGCATTATACACCAACAACTAGGAACATTATTGAAAAATATTTTAAAGAAGATATTGAATTATACGGGTATGAGTTTTAATGTATGATATTGTATTCATAAGTTATGATGAATCTAGTGCAGATGCCAATTATGCTGCCCTTAAGGCTAGATTTCCTATGGCCAAACGGGTGCATGGTGTTAAAGGAATACACCAAGCACATATTAAAGCAGCAAAGAAATGCTTTACTAAGATGTTTTGGATTGTAGACGCCGATGCAATAATCTTAGATGATTTTAACTTTAATCATGTTGTTCCGTCCCATCAGTTGGACCATGTACATGTATGGCGTAGTATTAATCCAATTAATGATTTAGTGTACGGCTACGGAGGAGTAAAGTTATTTCCCCGTCAGATGACAATCGATATGGATATAAGTAAAACTGACATGTCTACAAGTATTAGTTCAAAATTTATTGCTGTAGAAGAAACTGCAAACATTACAGCATTTAACATTGATGCATTTAGTACATGGCGCAGTGCATTCAGGGAATGTGTTAAGTTAAGTAGTAAAACAATTACGAGGCAAAATAATGAAGAAACCGAAGATAGACTTATGTCTTGGTGTACAAAAGGCAGTGAGAGACGCTGTGGTAGTTTCGCTATTGCTGGTGCTATTGCTGGCAGGGAGTTTGGGTTATCTATTATGGCTAGCGATATTAGCCTTATAAATAACTTTGAATGGTTACAGGAGAGGTTTGATGCAACTTGTAAGTGACATTAAAACAGTACACATTGAACTAACTGATAAATGCCAAGCACAGTGCCCAATGTGTGCCAGAAACAGTCACGGCGGAGCCACTCGACCGTTTATTCGTAATGGCGATATAAGTATTGCACAATTTAAAGATTGGTTCCCTAAACAGTTTTTAGCGCAGTTGAATAACTTTTACAGTTGTGGTAATTATGGCGATCCAGCATTTGCAAAAGACTGCTTAGAAATATATTCTTATGTACGTGAATGTAATCCTACAGTTCGGCTAGGAATACATACTAACGGCGGTATGCGTAATCCTACATGGTGGGCAAAACTAGCACAGCATAATATTGATGTTGCGTTTGCTGTTGATGGGTTTAAAGGCAAACACGAATTATACCGTAAGAATACAAAATTTGATAAGGTAATCGAAAACTTAAGAGCATTCTGCGATGCAGGAGGCATTGCCCGTGTTGATAGCTTAGTGTTTGAACACAACGAACACGAAGTAGATGAATTAGAAAGTTATCTACTATCATTAGGTGTACAAGAAGTAAACTTTGTAAGTACTACACGATTTTACGAAATGAAAGAGTTTGAAGTACACGATAATAATGGTAATGTAGAATACACTATTGCACCTGCACAAACAGAACGGTTTAAAAAAACTCCTAATAATAGTTTAAATGCACTTGTAGACCCGTCGGTACGTAACGCAGCAGTCGAATCAGCAATAATTGCGCCTAAATGCGTAACTGAGAAAGGTGTTTATGTAGATCCTTATGGTAATATATTTCCCTGCTGTTGGATAGGCGGTGAATATATTGAACAACCAGTGGAAGAAAAATTACCAATTCACTATCTTAGAAATTTAAGTGTAGACAACACAAAGACTATATTAAAAACTGTAGGCGTGCCTAACTGCCACGATGATGTCTTAAACACTAACGAAAATTTATTTAAAAAAATGCCAGACTTTTGGCAAGGAAAGAATAAATGCCTAACTTGTGTTAAAGTATGCTCTAAAGCGTTATACGATAGTAGAACATGAGTAACTTTCAAAACATACCATTTGACGACATAACAAGTTTTGGCCAGAAGACTTTGCTAAACACTAACCTGTTTACTGTGTCATGGATCCTTGCTAGATTTTGTAATTACAATTGTAGCTATTGTTGGCCTTATGCTAGAAGTAGTACGCCTGACCACCAAGATTTAGCAGTATACACCGATACAATTGATAATATTAAGTTACAAGCCCGTGCAAATGGATTTACTGACTTCCACTTTAGCTTTAGCGGCGGCGAGCCCACTGCATATAAATACTTTGGGAAGGTTATAGACCATTACTGTAGTGATACAGCTCCTGAGTACCAGAGTATCCACATGACGACTAATCTAAGCCCGGGAAGCAAGTGGTGGAGCAAATGGTTAGAAACTACAAGCAGTCTGCAACGTAGGAGTATTACTGCAAGCTATCACGCAGAGTTTGCAAATGAACAGGAGTTTGGAGATAAGTGTCTTCAATTAATGAATAATAATGTATATATTACGATTAATCAAGTTATGGTTCCAGAAATGTTTGAAGAGCTTTACGAGCGCCTACAGCGATTTGCCGCCAGAGGTATTAATGTCACTGTCAAGCCCCAATCCGATCCTACCGCCTCCCGTGTGGTATCCGGGTATACTGAAGAACAACTCGACTTGTTGCAAACAGGATTCCCCCAACGAATCCCAGACGAATTCAAAAAAATAATACCGTTGTTACAAGTAGAATTACAAGACAAAGCAGGAAATAAGTACTACGTAGACCAAGCTGAACGATTTAATGCGTTTGGATTCAATAAGTTCAAAGGCTGGAGTTGTAATGCAGGATACCAAGGATGTGTCATACGAGAGAATGAAGTTAAGCGCAGCTACAGTTGTCACGATCAACCCTTAGGCACGTTAGACGGCGGCTTTGAGCTATTTAAAGCACCGCGTAAGTGTATTACTCCTACTTGTGTAAGCAGTGCTGACAGCAAGATACCAAAGGTAAAGTATGAAAGTTGAAATACAAGATGTGTTATTCTGGATGGATGCTATTCGTAATAGTGAAGATCGCTATCGTACATTAGAAAGCTTTTGGAAAGGACAAGTCAACAGTAAAGTTTGGCTTATTGAACAATTAACTAAAGTGTATAAAGCGCATTATAGTAAATCTAATATAGTAATTTTTGGTGGCTGGAACGGAGTACTATCAAACCTACTATTTAATAGTGATATGTCCATTAGGCACATTACAAGTGTAGATATAGACCCTGCATGTGAAGAAACAGCGTGTACCGTAAACAAGCGTCAGGAAATAGAAGGACGGTTTACCGCAGTAACAGCAGATATGTGTGACTACGCATCTCCTGCAAATATTATTATTAACACAAGCTGTGAACACGTTACGCAAGAACAATACGAACAGTGGTTAAGTAATCAACCAGACGATGCAGTATTTGTAATACAGAGTAATAACTATTTTGACTTGCCCGAACATATACGTTGTGCAACACACGCGGATGACTTTATGCGTATGAGTAAAATTAAACCGCTATGGCGAGGTGAATTTGAAACTCCTAAGTATACACGCTATATGATTATTGGAAAAAAGAAATGAAGCCTACTTTACAATATTCAGAATTAAACATTACAAATGTATGTAACTATAGTTGTACACACTGTCAGAGTTTTAATAATTATGCTTTCAAAGGACACCAGCGTTGGGACGACTATAAAGATGAGTACGAACTATTAAGCAAACAAATTGACATTGACATAATACAACTTATCGGCGGAGAACCTACACTTAATCCTGATTTTTACAAATGGCTCGAAGGTACATCTAATTTATGGCCGAAGTCTCAGTTGCAAATTGCTACTAACGGAACGGCCCTTGATAAAATAACAGATGATGTTTATAACATTTTAGCAAGGAACAATAGTACGCTTTGGATAACATGCCATGATATAAAACTATATGATAGTTTTTTAGACTTTATTAAAACATTCCTCGACGTAATTGTATCTGATACTGGCGAAGCGCCTGTCCGTAGGGTATCTAGGATATTTATTGATAACAACGGAGTTGAAGTAATACTTGATTGGACGCAAACATTTAGATCCAGTGCTGTAGACTTAGTTAACAATCAGCTAACTATGAAGTACGATAGTGATCCAGATGCTTCACATAAAAATTGTGGATTTAAAACTTGTCATCAAATGAACAAGGGCAAATTATACAAATGTCCATTAGTAAGTGTACTACCAGACTTTTTAGATCAATTTAATGTTGCAATTGCGGATAAAGAGTTAGCACATGCATATCAACCAATGTCGCACGATGACGATGTTGCAAAGTTTGTGGACGAGTTAATTAATCCTATACCGCAGTGCAAATTTTGCCCTAGTAACTATAATACAGGACACGACTTTATCGGTACTGATAAAAAAATTAAAGTAAATTTATTATGATTAATTTACAAGCAGCATGGAAGTTAGTAGAGACTTTAAATGACCAAGCTAACCAACAAACTAGTTGGGAAGATATTGACCAGGCTATTTTAACGCAATCGCAGTATTTTAAAGATAGTGTTGAGCAGTTAGATAATGATAGTCAGCTTGCAATTAAATATTGGTTGCAACAGGATGCAGAGTTTTATGACTATTTTAATTGTTTATCTAATAATATGATTATGGATTTCGTCGGCAAAGACTATATGTGAATGTTCGCCAGGATGGCACTTGTCTGCTGCTTCGTCTATTTTTTCAAACAATCCTAATATATCTACAGTATTCCATTCTGGAGATTTCTCTTTGTTGTTTTCTATAACGTAATTGAGACTTTTAATATCTTTATTTTGTAAATATGTATTAACATGATTTAACCTAGTATAAAAGTCCAACAACAGATCATTTCTATTACTATAATTCATATAGAACGGTTTATCTTGTTCATTCCAGGGATTAATTCTTTTTGTTCTGTTAGACTTAATAATACAAAATCTACTGTAATATGTCCAAGTAACTAAGGCAATATCGCCTTCCTTAAAATTAAAATTTAAAATATCATTCCAAATTTCTTTATTACTACTACCAGATTTTCCTAAATTAACATATTCGCATTCTAACTTTTTTGCTACTAATGCAGGAAATGCTAATTTACTATCATTAGTGCCAGGATGTCCGTCATTGTCTAGACAATCAGGTAACCCGTGTCCATACGTATAACTACATCCAAATGCTACTATTCTCATAATATAAGATCAAACTCTGTAGCAAAACACATACGCGGCGCGGCAACGCTATGTTTATCTACAGCATGTAGAGTAGTATTGTCCATAATTACAATATCGCCTTCTTCGATAGCAAGTTTGACACTGTCTATATCTTGATAATCTGACGGCCATTTTCCGTATTCGCTATTATGTATGAATACTAGATTCGATCCTCCAACTGGAGCCTTGGGATAAAAAAGAAATATTAAACTTTTTTCATCATCCATGCTATATCGATCCCAGTGATTTTTAGTTTCGCATCCTTGGTGTGTTAAGTTAATCCACATGTTGTTAAACTTTAGGTTAAATTTATTAGAAAATAAGTTACTATATTGTTCACCTATTTGTTTTAATCTATCTAAAAAATTAGCAAAATCATCAAACGATGTAAGATCTAAATCTGTACTACAAATCTTTCCTCCTCTAGCATAAGGATGATTAACATTTTTATTTTGAGGAAGCATAAGTTTTTCTATTGCAATATTATAAAGTTCATCTGTAAATAAATCTTTGTTGTTTTGCAATACAATAACCGGTGATCCAAATATTGATAGTATCATATTACTTAACTTCTTTCAGTCCAAATTCTCTGTCTAAATATTTATATTCTACTTTAGTAGGGTTCCACTGTTCTAACTCTGCAAAAATAATATCTTTGTCTAGTGTACTACATGTATAAACATCAAGTTGTACAAGTGCAGGATTTACAGCGTCCCAGACATGTATTGCAATGTGACTAGTTTCTATTACAACTACTCCAGTTAATCCTTCGTTTCCTGGCATATCTACATATGCAGTAATAGGCCCTCGGCAAACTTTCATTCCAATTTTTTCAACTAATGTGTTAAGCCAATTATGTAACCATGCTTCGTCAGTTGGCGGGTTTGAAACTTCTGCCCGAATAATTAAGTGCTTGTGTTCTAATATTTTCATAAGGTATCAATCTGTTCCTTTGTAATGTAAAAATGGTGCGCTTCTGCAATATCATTGTTTTGATATGGTAAGAAAAATTCACCAAGTTCTTTAGATCCCCAGTCGCTAACTTGATTAGGATCCATATTATATGGCGGCAAGTTACAGCCTTTGTTACATTGAAAATACATAAAACTGTTGTCTGTCTTTAATAAATTTTTACAACAGTCTTTAAAGAAGAATTTCCATTCATCGACGCTCCAAACATCTACACCACTATCCGGTGGATCAACATATGTAGTAGTGCCTATCGTGCTACGAAAACTAACTATCATATCAAACTTTTGACCAAAAGTATCGCCAACACTTGTATTTTTGTATATAAAATAATTCTTCGGATCTACGTTTAATAATTGATAGCCATCTTCCCACCAGCTATCTGGATGTCGATCATCACACGAATCTACATTATGTCCGTATGCTTTACTTATAAACGGAAAGAACCCTGCACCAGTGCCAATTTCTAGTATGTCTACAGGCTGTAACTGGTTTAACTTTAATGCATGTGCCCATCTTAGTTGTTCTTCGATAGTGTCTTCGGCATGGACCATGTACTTGTTATTACTAGCAATACCGGTGTTATTGATTAACTCTATCCCACCAGCTTGCTTAATAATATCTTGTACAGTTAATTGTTCCATACTAAATGATTGATCTTTTAGAACCGCGCCTTTTAGTATCTAATGTACTGCAATGAATGCCGCCTTCCCAAAACAGCATGTGCCGTTGGTCGCATACGTGGCAATCAATTCCGTGTGTTTTTAAGAATTTAAATAAATCTGGCACTTCTCGTCCAAAAATAAGATTGTTTCTGTCCACAACTAGTACGTTAAGGTCAAAGCAACAGTCTTGATTATAACCTGTCCAGTTGCCTAAATAATTTTCGACCCAGTCTAATTCGTATCTGCCACCTTTATTAATAAAGTTTGTTTTATATTCTTTTGTTTTAGGAACAGGAACAAATTCTTCAGCATCGATTAATTTTAGATGGCGCAATGCCACAGGAACCCAATCTATCCCAGCATGTATAATTGTTTCATCGTCGATCATAAGAAATCCGTGATCAATGTGACCATAGTTTTCAGAATGACCGCCTATGTTTTCTATAAATTCAAATTCGGGTAAATTGCGTTTAAGCCATTTGTAACCTTTTGTATTACCTGGTCCATCAGCAGCAGTAATAATTTTATCACCTACTGGAAACATAGTTGCTGTGTGGAATAGTACTCTGTCTTTTAATTTACTATGATAAATGTTAGTTTCGGGGTCTTGTCCTGGCATATACCATATGTCACTTGGTGTAACAGGAACTAATGGAGGAGCTGCTTGGCTAATCCAGTTATAACCTTCGTCAAACATATCCGAAAATATATTATAGTAACTTAGTCCGTCAAAATATCGATCAGTTAAACTAGTATATGTTTGCACAATAGTCTTACCTGCTACTTTGTATTGGTCTCTAGGAACTGTTGGTCCCATTGGAAACTTTACATCAAACCCCGGCATTGCAATATGTCCATCATAATGATATACGTCTGGTCTTTTAACTGTAACGCTGCCTGCTTTTAAAAAGTCTGCTAATTTGTCAAAGTCTTCTTTTGTTTCATCTAGTATTTGATTAAACTGCGATAAGTTTTCATTTGGAAATAAATGATCTAAGTCGCCGCCTACATATGAGTCTGCAACAATAACTTCTTCTAGTGGGTCGTATTCTGTGTAAACCATTGTAGGTTCTCCTCTAATGCTTCAAAATATTCATCATCTGCGGCAATTGGCACAATATAAAAGTATTTTTCTAACCCATAGTCACGTTGTCTTCTAATCCGAAAGTGCAATCCAAATCTATAAAATACTTCGAATCCAGCAGCTTCAAATATTGTTGTAGCACGTTCTACTATGCTATCATGATTGTCTAATAAGTTGTCTCTTTCTAATATGTCTAAGTATTTTACAGCAGCAGCTACTCCGGGCAGACTAAAACAATATGTAAACCCGTGTTCCCAATTAAAGTTCTTAGGTAATGTATTTTTAATTCTGTCATTGTAAAGTACCATACTTAGCGGAAAAAATCCTCCAGTAATTGCTTTACCCATTGTTGAAATATCAGGACGTATGTTCATATTTTCCCAACCAATGTAAGTTCCAGACTTGCCACCGCCCATAAAGATATCATCAATAATTATTACTACATCGTGCTTGGTTCGTATGTTATCTAAGCTTGCCCAAAATTCTGCTGAAGGCGGAATCATAACATTGCCATATGCACAAGTTTCAATAACTACTGCTGCTACAGAATCCCAATCAACTTCGTCAAACTTACTAGCATCTCTAGGTATGCGCTTTACTGATGGATTTGGATCTAGTGTATAAAACGGTGCATCCATAAAATTATCGTGTCCGATACTTTGAGTAAAATTTGTACTGCCGTGGTAACTTTCTAAAAATCCTACAATAGTTTTTTTATGGTAATTTCCTTTTTGGAACTGGTACGCACATGCAAGTTTAACTGCTCCTTCATTAGCATCAGACCCACTAAGAGCGTAAAAAGGATTCATTCCTGAAATTTCACGTACTCTTTCAGCAAGTTGAAAACTAATATGATTTAAGCGCAACGTATCAGTTTTAGGCATAAAATGTTCGCCTATTTCTGGTTTGTTATTTTTCATAGTGTCGTATACATAATCAATAATTTCTTGGTTATGATACCCTAAGACGTAGCAGCCGAATTGCAAAATTGGATCAATTACTTTTCTTCCGTCTCGTATTTCACCAAATTTCCAATATGGTAACGGCAGTTCTACTTCTTCATTGTCTGGTTGTACTTCTGGTAATAGGCCTGTATATTTCATGATTTCTCCGTGTAAGTTTCGAATATTTCTAATGCTCTTTTAAATGTTAATGGTTTTTTATTTTCTAGAAGTGTAAAGCACAATGACCAGCGATGTTCAGTAGGCGACGGGTTCCATGTAGAATGTAATTGGCTAATGTTAAGTAAGCTAGGCCGGTCTATAACAACTTCGTGAACTATATCTGCATCTTCGTGATCGGCAAATAATACATAAGTTATATCTAAATCAGGTTCAATACCTGCTTCGTAAAATTTTTGGTTAGCGTCTGCTTCGTCTAAGTAATGCTTTTTTATTTTAGAGTCATTTTTAATTTTATACCATTGGGTTGTACTATCTGGTGATCCCCATGTAAAGTTTAATTTACAACAATCATTATCGCCAGGCATAGAAGATGTGTCTGAATGTAAAGGAACTCTTCCGCCGTTTGGAGGAGTATAAAATCCTTCTAATACATTTGATATAGTTAGTCCAAAACTTTCTATCCATTCTTTAAAAGGAGGATGAATATATTTGTCTTCTATTAGTGCTGTATAATTTTTCGAACCTTCGTTAAAGATTTCTGGTTTAGGATATTCAAACGGTAAGCTTACATAGCGGTGGTATATATTGTCTGTCATTGGTCTAAAATCTCCTTCAAATATCTTTCATCCCAGTGCGTATAATATGTTGTTTGGGAAAGCCGATCTCTTGCAGCCTGTAACTCGCTTCGTTCTTGACATAGTATTAAATTGTACTTATCGTTGTTAGACTGTACTCCGTTGATATGTGAATACCTGTGTTTACTGTCAGGAAGGAATACCAGATTAGGAAATATTTTATTATACTCTGATGATATGTTTTCTACTTGCTCAAAGCTATAACTGCTATTTACTATGTAAAGTATTACTTCAACTGTACTAAAGTCTGGATTTAATGTTTCTTCGTCTGCTAATTCTATTATTTTATATTTTGCGTTTTTAGCAAAAGGACAAACTGGCATATTGCCTAATTCAGAACGTGTTTCTGAAATCTTATCAATCCATTCAGAAATACCTTGTTCGACGCTACTCACTACTGGCTTTCCATTTTTTGCTAGGTACATTTCCAAAGATATTACTCTTAAGCCATGCGTAGTTGTTTTCGCCTAATGATGAAATATACTTGTGTTTATTATTATTAAAATCAAAATGCATCTTTGCTAATATTTTATCTGCATCGCTAGATTTATTCCGAATGTCGAAATCTATATTCCAGTGAGCTGCAAGTTGTGCCCACATATAATCAGGAAACATAGTATATCCTGTAATAGCCCCAAGCATACTATTACGTTTGTTATAAATTTTGTCTATAACTAAAGATGCATGATCGTTTGCTTTTCCCATTACCTGCATGTCTGTCCAAAATTTAGTATCTGTTCTAGGACTAAGCGTATAGTGTACTAAAATAAAATCAGCAATGTCGTCAATAGTACATGCCATTTTTTCATTATACGAATCATAATTTGCTAGATTTAATACTTCGTTCAATCTTCTAATACTAGTAACTATGGTGTATAGCGCATTTGCTTCAAGTGGCTCGACAAATCCACACGTTAGGCCAACAGCTACACAGTTTCCGTTAGCAAACGTTTCTAATCTCTCAGGCTTCCATTTAATTAATCTTGGTTCGTTTTTAGGAGTCTTAATTTGTTTTAGAAAATGCTCTTTAGCATCCTCGTCACTAACATGTTGTGAACTAAAACAGTAGCCGTTCCCGGCACGATGATATAGTCCTATATTAAAACGCCATCCGTATGGCTCTGCAATACTTTGTGTATAGTTTACCATCTCGGATTCAGGATTGCTATAATCGGTTTGGCACACCCAGGCACTATCTATTGGATGATCGTATGTTTTTGTTTTCCAGTCTAGTGCATTAACTAATACTTTACTAAACCCGGTACAGTCGATAAACCAGTCAGCAGTTATTATAGATCCATTGTCTAATTCGATTGAACTAATGTCTTCTTCGTGTACATTTACTTTAATAACATTGGCAATTATATTAGTAATATTAGGAGCAACTTTAGTTTTAATATAAGTGCCTATAAGCTCTGCGTTAATATGATGGGCATAACTGTGTGCTTGATTTAACACAGCAGTATTGTTATTATATGGAGAAACATTATTTTCCATATAATGAAACTGTGGGCAAAAGTATTGATCAAATCTGTCATACGTATTATTATGCAAGAAGTGAGATAAAATATCTATAGTTCTTGCTTGTGTAGTATTTTCACTAAAATCGTTGCTGGATACATTTTTAGATATATCCTTGTACAGGTGTTTTGCAGGAGTAGTGTAATTAAAGCTAAAATACGACTCGTCATCTGCACCGCACCAGTCAACAAACTTATTTGCATACTTGTGAATAGCACCTGTTTCTTTCATCCAGTCGGTTTCGTCCATGTCAATCTCTTCAAAGAAATCTCGAACGTGCGGAGTAACACTTTCACCAATTCCGATCTTTGGAATAGTAGCAGACTCTACAACTGTAACATTTTCACTGCCGTGGTACTTTGCAAGATAAGCAGCAGTCATCCACCCTGCTGTGCCACCACCGACTATTACTATTTTTTTATTCATGTAATGTAACCTGTAATACTACTCTTGGAGTAGATCCTATGTTAGCTGCACCATGTAACGCAGCACTATTTGTGTATTGAAATATATCACCTTTTTTGTAGTCAGTTGTAACATAGTCTTCGTACATAAAAATGTGTCCAGGTTGCCAGTCTTGTAATGGTATCCAAAATCTATCTGCATTTTGTTGTTGCACAGTATGAGGATCTACGTGCATTGGCATAAAGTTACCAGGCAGCATCTTAGTAATCCACCAGTGTTGCTGTCTACCACACGTTGAAATATCTGGAACGTCTATTTGTAAATTGTCTGTAGTAAACATTTGAAAGTACACAGCAGTAGGATCGTATCCTGCATCAATTGCTTTCTGCCACTCGCTTTTGCCTTTGGCACCTTCTGGAACTCCGCCTTGCTTAGGACGTAATATACCTTCTTTAGACATTACTTGCTCTACAACTTGGGTAATCCAGTTGTTATTTTCTATATTACCTAAATGCTTCATTAACAATATTTAGTTGCTAGTCTTTCAATCTCATTGCCAAACTGATGCACATACGTCGAGCTCTGTTGATAAGTACACGATAACAGGAAAACATATGTCTAAGTATTGGTACGATAAAGAAGATACAATTTTAGGGAAGTTTCAACGCGAATTAGAAACTAAATCAAGTTGCACGTTTTGTGTACTACCGTGGATACACTTAGCAACTCGTCCTAATGGCGATATGAGATTATGCTGTACTGCAAATGCAAGCGGTGCAGGAGAAAATCACACTGTTGGATTAATTAAAAACAAAGACGGAAGTCATGCTAACTTTGGAAAAGTTACTCCTATGGAAGCATGGAACAGCGACTTTATGAAAAATGTCCGTACTACTATGCTCGCCGGCGAAATACCAGCAAGTTGTACAGGATGCTTTGACGAAGAATCACAAGGTATTGTTAGTAAACGTATCTGGGAAACTTATACTTGGTTAAATGACGAAGGTGTTGACGCTGAAGAATTAATACGTCAAACAGAAGAAGATGGCACTGTGCCTGAACGCTTGCAATACCTAGATTTGC